GCCTCCACCCTTGTGGAATTCTCTACCTAACTTACCATTGTCAATAGATTGGTTTCCGTCTAGTTCTGGAAAATAATCGTGCATCATAATTTTAGCTCCATTAATGTATATTTTGGTTGCATTTTATAAGCCATTCTCCATAGTCTTACAATTGCTTTAGATTTAGTAGAACCTTGTATAGATGTTCCACCGTTTATTTTCACCCATTCAACAAATTCTCTCCAGTTGTCTTGGGTCTGTTTACCACCTATATAAGATATATAGCATAACCTATCAGAACCTAAATTCTGCCATTGAACTGTAAAAGCTACAGAACAATTTTTGTTTTCATCTAGTACAAGTAGTAGTTGTTGCTGACCTAATGTTACTAACAGCTTAAGTTGGTCAATTGTGTACTCTCCGTCTCCCATCTTCATAGCTTCATTAAGATGAGGTATTGCTTTGTGCCAAAATTTATGGACTTGTGTTGTCGGTATAACGTAAAGCTTTTTCATTCTTCTCCTTGTTTGTCACTTTCCGGGTTACGGCTAACCTACTATAATATAATCATAGATTACATCTGTATGAGAGTGATTTCTATGTCCTATAATAACGCTACCTTTAGCTTTTGTTTTAATCCACGTGTGTGTTAATTCAGTTGCAGAATGTTCTGTTCTAGGGGATAGCAAAACAACACTATCAAAACCTAATCTTTCATCACTCAATGTAGTCTCTGTTGCTGAAGTTGCTAAAGTAACTGTTCCTGTATTGTTAGTTTTACCATTGACAGCATTATTAACTACTTCAGCTACTTCTCTTGGATTAGAACCCATGTAGTTTAAGGTTCTATACATTATCTATTGCCTTGTGGTTTTATATCTACATCCACAGCCATAGCTGTAGTCCAGTTTCCTGTTGGCTTTACAGATAACCTATGATATCTGCCAGCGCTTCTTAAGTCAGCTCTACCTTCGCTAGAAGTAATTGATTCAGGTCCAAATACTACTGCATCATCTAATTCTCTACGACTTGCTATAGAAACGTTAGCTGAGCCATTGTCTACTTGAGGTCTTGCTAAAGTTATAACTGAATTATAACCAACCTCCATATCGGTTGTAATAAGTTCTGAGTTGTAATCTGAGCCAGTGAATGTAGCAATCTTATCATTTAATGCTCCAGCAAACAAGAATTTACCACCAACCCATAATCTAGCATCTAAAGATGCTGGCATAGTATCTATGTCTGAGTATCCTAATGTAGACGTTAAAGCTTCTAATGTTGTACCGCTTGTAGCTATGTCACCAACAACCGTTGATGTAGTATCAGCTCTTGACCATTTACCTAATTGCCAATTGTATATAATGATGCTTCTTCCACCACTGTTGTTAGCGTAATTCCAAACAACTATCTTTCTTTTAGGGTCAGCAGATGAGCTCATGCTGTCTATGTCTACCAATGATACATCATTAAAAAAGTAATTATCGACTTTCTCATTTCCGATTCCTGTAACTGATTGACCATCTGTTTGGTAAAATCCATCATCAGATAAGAAGAAACTTAAACCACCATATTGTGCTATTGAGCCACCTGCTATACATCCTAATCCTCTTGATATAGTATCAAATTGAAAGAATAAAGGAGAACCAGTGTATGACATTCTAGCAACTGCTTTTTCTAGGAATACAATTCCAAATTCACCACCAGTAATACCAGTAATATTTCCACCGTCAGGCATTATTTGGTAGTCAGATTGAGAGGTTGTTCCAGGTGTCCAATCAGTAGCGTCATTTATATCACTCCACTGAACTTTATTTGCATCACTACCTATGTTAGCGCATACCACAAAATCTCTTACAGTAGTAATAAACTCAGCTGTTGGAGCTGCCGCTGCTAAGTCAGCGAATGCTGTAGATGAACCAATAGTCCACCTTTGAACTTTGGCTGTTCCATTAACACCCAGCACTTCAGCTCCGAACAGTGTAAAACGCCAATTGCTAGCGCCTGAATATCCACCTGCTAAAGACTTATCTTCTAATGCTTCTGTTGCTGCATTGAACTTAAATATTTTAGTAGTCGCTCCACCAAAGATAACTACTTCTGAGCCAAATTTAGCTGCATAAACAGAGTTTAAGTTTTCCGATGCTGCGCCACTAAAGTCTACTGCATTTGGAAAAGGAGAATATCCTACTGATACTGGAAATACATTTTTAGCGTCGTTTAAGCTCCCAGCGTTAGATGGCTGGTCTGGTAGCCACTCTGTAAATTGTAGTTTTGTTGTAGGCATTAGTTTACTTGACCTCCTGATATTGTTCCTGATGTAACATAAGTAATATAAGAATGTCCATCTATAGCGTTACCTGCTTCTCCACCTGCCCAAACAGATGATGTTCCATCAACTCCCAAATCTCCACCAGCTCCGCCACATCTTCCGCCATAAACATCACAACTACCTGCTCCACCTGACCATACATGAGGAAAAACACCTGTGTTTACAGACCCATTAGAAGCTCTAGGTGAAGTGCTGCCATCTGCTCTTGGTCCAGCTCCTATTCCACCTAAACTATTTAACATAAATTCATTTGCTCCTGGTGATAAACCTGTAGTTCCATCTGACGCTATAATATTACTTGTATTAAGACCAACACCGCCTGGTCCAAGACTATGATAACCACCTGCACCGCCACCTCCACTTCCAGCAGCATTGTAAACTCTGCGACCACCACCGCCACCACCGCCACCGCCACCGCCACCAATTACTCCATTATTGGTTAATGATATTGGAAATCTTGTGTATAGTCCTGTTCCACCAAAATCGCCTGCTATTCCTCCAGCTCCTTCACTATTTGAACCATATCCACCATTGCCACCTCTACCAGTAATACTAGCATCACTTGGCAATGAAAGTAATACTGAACTTCCAACAGGTAATGAACCAACATCAAATGCTGGTACTGTGTTGTTCCTAGATACAAAATTAGTTCCATCTTCTACTGTTATAGAAACAATTGTTGGAAAAGTAATTCCTAAAAAATCAGCTAAATTAAAATTTACTATTAGTCCAGATGAGCCTGGTGCTTCTACGCCAGGTGTAAGTTGAGATAAACTAACATAAGTAACGCCAAAAGCTGACTTCCAAGTTCCTGAATCTTTAACAAAAACTTCACCTACTTGTTTCCATACACCACCATCTTTAACAAACACTTCTTTAGCTTGTTTAAAAGTGCCACCATCATTAACATTAAGAGATGACATTGTTTAAACCTTATACCAAATATCACCATCTGAACCACCACTAGGATTGGCAGTAGAAACAGTTTTTGTTCCAGTAGCGTTACTTCCTAAAGAAGTTACATTTATAGAATTAATAGAGCCTGCGGTTGTCCATGTTCCACCAGTAATATTAACAGCATTAGCATTTTGAGTAGCCATTGTGCCTAATGTTCCAGTTGCTGCAGTAACAAAAGCGGTAGTGGCTAGTTGAGTTGTGTTAGTTCCAGCAGAAGCAGTTGGTCCAGTTGGTACGCCACCTAATGTAGTTGTTCCTGTTACAGATAAATTACCACCGACTACAAAGTTATCTCCATCAGAGCCTGCTTGTTGGTCTTTGATTTGACTCATTGCCATTCTAATAGCATTATTCACATTTGCTGGTGGCATACCTTCTGCAATATTAATTCCACCTATGTCTGTATTGTCTGCTGGTGTTGTAGACCATTCACTTATTTTATCTCTACTCATAATTTATACTATCCTATTCCATGTGTTTGAAGTTACAGGTACTACTGTCCAATTATTACCTTGAATATGTCCATCTGCTATTACTGTTCCTGTTGCTGATATTGCTGCATCACCTGACCAAGTGACTGTGCTACTTGCAGTTACAGTTGCAGAACCAGTAATGCTTCCCTCTGCTGATACTGTAAATCCACCTATTCCTGTTAAAGTGCCAGTTCCAGATATAGAGCCTGTTCCATAAATAAACTGTCCAGCAGTTAAGGCGACTACTGTACCTGTTCCTACTATTGCTCCAGTACCTAATACTATTTGACCTGCTGTTATTACAGCTAAAGTAGCTGTTCCATTTATTCCAGCATTTCCCTCTACAATCTGACCAGTAGTTATAACTGATAAAGTAGCTGTGCCATTTACACTTCCAGTTCCATAAACAAATTGTCCTGCTGTCAGTACAGTTACAGTTGCAGTTCCATTAATTGCTGCAATTCCACTAAATGTAGAACTTGCTAACGA